CCTATAATAATAATAACTTAGTCTTAAGAAGTCAGTTGTTGTTACATTTTTACAATTGTTACAGCGAAAACTAGTCTCATATACGAGAAAAATATTTCTTCTCATCTGCCCATGTGCCATAGCGACATCACGAGAAGCGTGTTTTTTTCGTATACATGTCTCTGATTTTCACAATTCTCTGTAACTTGTAACATTTGCCTGCAAACCCATGGTACCAAAGGTGTTCAGCTGTTACTGAAATGAAACGTCAAAAAAACAATTTGTAACAATTATTTTGGCGTAGACGGTAACGTATTGTAATAGTAAATAAATTAGGAGAGGCACTGTGAAAAGTGAGATTTCAAACTGTACCACCGAGGGCGAAGAAGAGGACGAAGAGGCGGCCTACCACGACAGTCCGGCGCTACCAGACGAAAAATCAGTCGCATGCGTCACAAGGGCAGTCAATAAGAACGGAACTCTGCGGGAAATCTTCAAGGCCAAAAAGTCGGACTTCGTCAGAAACCTCATTTTCTTGGATGGCGCCAAATTCGACTTCACCGGAAGAGGTTACCTGCGGCCTCTCTACGACTCGAACCACAAGCGGGTCCTGCTCAAAACGGCGCGTCAGGTGGAGAAGACAACGTACCTCGCTAACAACCTGACGATCACCTCTGTCGTCACCCCGTACAACAAGAGCCTCTATGTCTCCCCGTCCCACACCCAGACGAGGCAGTTCAGCAACGAGAAGCTCAGACCATCCATAGAGCGCAGCCCCTACATTAAGAAGTACTTCCAGGATAGCTCTGTCTCTACGCAGGTGTTCGAGAAGGGTTTCACCAACGGCAGCTACATCTTCCTTCGGTCAGCATTCAGGTCTGCGGATAGAACTCGCGGGATTTCAGCCCGGGTGTTGGCTTTGGACGAGGTTCAGGATTTTCTGACGACAGAGATCCCCGTTATCATGGAGTGTACCTCCCACTTTCCGGATGCTTCCAACCTGATGGCCGGAACTCCCAAGTCCCACGACAACCCGATCGAGCTCTACTGGGCCTCGACAACCCAGAACGAGTGGATGGTGCCTTGCCAGAGCTGCGGGAAGTGGAACTTCCTGGACGAGACTAACGTCGCCCCCACGGAGCTCTACACCGCCTACAAGCTGCCACCAGGTCCGGTCTGCAAGCGTTGCGCAAAACCGATTCACCCGCCACTAGGGCAGTGGGTCTCCTTTCAGAAGGGTCAAGCCATTCAGGGATACCGCATACCCCAGCTCATGGTGCCCTGGATCACGGGCATCGACGCCCAATGGCAGAAGCTGCTCTGGAAGCGGGACAACTACCCATTCGGCCAATTTAACAACGAAGTCCTGGGCCTATCCTTTGATAGCGCGAGTAAGCCAATAACGCGCGACGAGCTGATGGAGGTCTGCGGTGACTACGGACTTTGGGACCTGAGAACCCAGGCCGGAACCGAGCATGCCATCCACGATGCCGGAAGATACGCTCTGACGGGCGGGGTCGATTGGGGTGAGGGAAACGATGGCGCCGAGAAAAGCCCCTCTGGAAAGGTCAGGAACGCGTCCTACACGGTGCATACAATTGGCGGGTATGTGAACCAGAAGAAGTGGAAGGTCCTCTACATTCGGAAATACGAGGGGCGCGATATTGACCCTGACTTCGTCGTTCGGGACATTGCCAGGGTCACAAACCTCCTGGGTGTCAAGGTGACAGGCGTAGACTGGGGCCATGGCTGGGGTGTGAACAACGTGCTCGTCCGTATGCTCGGCGTCAGCCGGGTCGCCCAATTTCAGTACCTGCCTAAGCTCAAACAACGGCTCAAGTGGGACTCGCTCGGGCAGCGGTTCCATCTGCAGAGAAACTTTATGCTATCCGAGCTCTTCTTTGACATCAAGCACGGGCTCGTAGAATTCCCGAGATGGAAAGACTTCGAGTACTTTGCCAGGGACATTCTCGGCATCTACACCGAATACATCGAGTATCGGCGCGAGGTGAAGTACGACCACCGGCCCTCGGATCCGGACGACTTCTTCCACTCTTTGCATTATGCAAAGCTGATGTCCGATATCTATGCCGGTAAAAGTCGTCGGTACACCATTGATGCCGTCGACGTCGGCGGCGGTTACTCCTAGTGGTCCTGGGAGGCATCGCGCGGGTTCATGGTTTCTCCAAGCGCATCAAGGCGCTTGGAGATCTCTAACCACCGCAAATTTCTGCTGAAGTCATCGTAAATTACTGCTAATGGTATTTACAGCGCCTGGAATAATTTACTTAAGTGGGGTTGACGTGAGCATCGAAGCCATAGCCGCTAAAAGAAAGGCTCGCTATGAGAGGACGAAGGCTGAGGTCAGAAAGAAAGCAAGGGCATACTACCTTGCCAACAGGGAGCGGCTCTGCGCTCAAAGCAGAGAGTACGGCCGAAAGCACCGAGTTAGTAAAGCCGTTAAGACAAAGACGTATAACGAAGAAAACAAGGACCACATCCGGACAAGGAGTAGACACTGCAAGACGAACAGGGAAGAGATAGCTGCACGGCGCGAGGGTTCCGCAGAGAGAAGAACCGAATACCAAAAAGAGTATTACAAGAAAAACAAAGATCGGCTAATGGCCACTCAGAAATTGAGGCGGGATAAGGAAGCACATGACAAAAGAGAAAAGGCGCGTTTGGGATCAGACGTACAAGGAAAAGCATAAAGACACAGCGGCTGCAGATCGGGAGGCCTATAATGAGAAGAACAAAGAGGTTCTAGCTGCCTACCAGCGCGCGTACTACCAAAAGAATAAGGAGAGGAAAATTGCGTACAGCAAGGAGTACTACAGGCGGAACAAGGAGACTATGGCCCGCAAGTCCGCCGGGTATAGCAAGAAGTATAGGGAGCGGAACAAAGAAGTCTTGGCTGTCAGAAGAAAAGCTGCCCGTCTAAAAAGACGCGAAGACCAGAAGAACCTTGCAGAGGAGACCCTCAATGAGAAGCGGTGACAAGGACAAAGTTAACATCTGCGGGATTCATGGCAAGAATCCGTATTGGGTCAAGAGCGCGGTCGTGAAAGGTGAGATCTGCATCGAGTGCGTTGTCGCTGGCTATTTCCGCGATGATATACAGGCGGAGATCCACGGGAGGTACCCTGGCGCATATGCGTGCGTCGTGGCCGGTACGATCGACCAGTACAAAGATGTAGAGCCAAGAGGAATCCCCCAGATCTAAGGTATAAGGTTTTTAGGTTAGAGTTTGTATCTAACCATAACCAATTTTTTGTCAGGACGCTGCCATGCCAGCAACTCTCACCCTAGCAATCAATCCCCGGCTTCAGTTTCAACTCCGCAGCGGCGTCCTCTGGCACTGCGACGCCGGCACCGCGTTAGGATGGGTGCCGACGGAGTTCTTATTTGCAGGCGAGGAAAACTATGATCTAAAGGTCATCCAGGAGATTGAACGCTTTTTTGAGCTGACGGTGCTTGGCGTCGAAAAGGTTCGTAGGGGCTACATCTCTGATTTCACACTCATACACGAAAGGGCTAAAAATGGACGAAGACCCAAGCAAAGAAGACCCGATACTTGAGGCCGAAGCCACGGCTCTCTTTTTTGGATTCAAAAGCTCCTGCGGGATCCAGCTAGCAGAAGAAGTCCCAGGCGTTGGTGGCTTTGTCGGCGGCTGGCTGGTCACCTACAAGCGAGAAATGTTCGACGGAAAACTGCAGCCGGTAGTGGGCTTTTCACTGGCGGACCGGTCAACAGCCCCAGTGAGTATGACCGTACCGTATTCGCTCCAAAAGGCGTGCATCAAAGTCTTTGGTGTGCCTCACGGAGGGATATCTGTGGCGAACTATCCCGGCCGCGGGGAGACGCTGCTTATCCACATGCAGCCAGAATTGCTGGGGCCTCATGCGCTTTTTTGAAATGCACAAGTATCTGCAGCAGCACGGGTTCAGCCTGCACCGACAAGGTGCAAAACATGCAATTTACAACAACGGCGATGCAGACATTACGATTCCGCGCGGCCACACCGTGGACAGAAGGCTATCCAAGCACATCAAAGTTATCGTCAGAAAGGCACACGCAAGAAAAAACGCAGAGGATGCGCCACTCGTAAATACTGTGGCAGAGGATTTACAGAGCGATAACGCCATAAAGGAGAGCTGCTTGATAAGTAAAAAAAAGACAACGATCTATCAGCGCGTGCTGGAATGCTGTACAAAGCACAGCGGCACAGATCTGCAACTTACTATCTCTGACATCATGACAGAGATAGATGAGAGGGAGCCGGACTTCATGGCACTGGTTACGGCGATACGAAAGGCAGATGACATCGAGAAGCTGTTTGGCTTAAGAGATGCTCTGGATCTCGTGGGGATCAAATACAAGAGGATCCAAAAGGGTATTGATGAGTACGAACGTGCTACGAGGCCTGCAGTGGAGATCAAAAGAGTGGAGGAGAAGAAGGTGGAAGAGACGGCCGTTGTCGTACAAAGAGCAGAGGTAAGGCCCCCAGTAGTGCAGGCAGCAACAGGCATGGTCATAAAAAGCCGTGGCCTTTCTTTCTCGGAGAAGCAGGTGGCTTATCTGGATATTATAAAGATACTGGGAACACTGTCCGACACCGACGCCAGGCATGTTATGGAACAGGTTCAGGGCTTTAACAATATGAGGTAACAGCGGTAGCGGCTGGCTGCCAGCATGTTACGTTGTTTTACTTTTAATCAAAGGGAGAAGAATCATGGGAATTAGAAACAAAGAGCAGCTTCCACGAGGCATCACTGTACCGCTATTGCGCGGCAATGGCGGAACAATTTGCGAGATGCTTGGTGAAAATTTCGAGGGTCTGAGTCTTGAACACAAGTTTGAAGTTTTGAAATTAGAGATGCAGTTGATGGAGGCAAAGCAAAGGGTTGAGGACGGGGACTGTCGAGACGAGCATGCTTTTTTCCGGACAGAGGCGCTTTGGGCTATTGCGGATGCGCTAAACACTAATAACGGACTCTTCGCTATTTCGGATGCACTGGATCCGGAGGAGAGAGTTTGATAGGCGACGCTCTTAAGCCAGCAGAGGCTACAGTTTACATTGAGAACCGACGTGTATTGCCAAAGGATTTAGGGAGTGCGGTCACGTTCATCGACCCGCACAAGGCTGGAGAGCACGGCTATATCACTAGCCTTGGCCGCTATCCAGGCACAGTCTTTGTGAGGTTCTTGGGGCCTAATGGCGAAATGTGCAGTGGCAAACAATTGAGATGGGGACATATATGACCATGAGAGAGATTCGGGGTAATACCTACCCCGTGCGTATGCGGCTTAAGGGTATTGGTGCGCAGTGGGACAAGAGTAAAAAACTTTGGGTGATCCAGGAGGCAAAGTACGAGGAGGCCATTGCAATCGTGGGCGGCTCAGGAGCGAAAAAGCCTGCTGGGTGGGAGCCCTGCGGCTACCCAGGATGCTACTGGGGGGGTCCCTGCGATCAGTGTGATGGGGAGGGGGAGTCTGACGAGGACAGGTACGAGAACCGCTTCACCCGAGATTCGGATTGCGAGCCGGACTACAATTAGTGACGAAAAGTTTTGGGGCAAGCTGCTCGATCAGGCTATCGGAAGAAGACGCGTGTCTTATGGAGAATCTTGGGTGGCGCAGGGACGATGGGTTGAGTTACGAGATCTTTGCATAAAATATTTAGGAGTTTACAGAATGTTAAATGGCGACAAGGGCCCAACAGGATCTGTGTTTGCGTTAGAGGTTGGCGTTATTAGAATGGTTTCTGCGGTATGCATTGCGGCAGCGGCTGGGGAGAGCGTAGACACATGCATGAAGGTGGCAGCCAATATATTTAATAATGAGCAGTTTGCTGAAAAATACTTTGAGAAAAATAAGGTCAGCAGTCAGAAGTTTGCGCAGCGTATGGGGTGCACGCTGCGTCATGCACTGATGGACCACATGCTGACGTTAGGCTGTCCGAAAGAAGCTCTAGAGATAAACTTGAAGTTTATAGCTGGTGAGATTATGGAGAACTACCCGACCTATGGCCATCTATAATCGCGAACAAAGCGGGTACAAGAGCTTTAGAGCAATTTAGCTCGTTAGTAGAAGGAGCATAGCAATGTTGCATCCGCGCTCAACAACGGGATGATAACAGGATGGGGCTTTGGCGGTAAGGAGGCAGAGAAACTGCCGGATCCGGTAGAAGACCAGCAGGCACTCCTCCAACTTATTCTAAGCGGCGGTGCTTCAATCGTCGGGGCTAACAGTAAGTTTACGGTGGAGGATAGGCAGGTAATCGGCTGCTGGAACCCTAAAAATCCTAGGCAAATCTACTTCTACCCTTCGTCGACGATCAAGTTGGAAGCTGATAAAGTCGACGATAAATCAGGTCTCCTTGTGCGCAAGGTCTTAGGGCAGTGGTTGATCCGCAGAGGTCTCGTGGAATGCGGTCAGTATGGTTTTACCGAAGTCGTGCGGATTGATGGGATGCCACAGCGCGTGATGGTGGTCGATGCTGTTAAACTCGGCCTTATGAGCGACAGTGACTATGACTTAGCGTGACCCGTTAAAAATTCGTAGAGCAAATCATCATAGCCGGATTTAGGTCCGGCTATGATCATTAAACCCCCTTTTCGTTAGCAAGCACCTTGTTTATTAACGGTTCGGCAGCATTGCAAGACTGTCCAATAAAGAGATGATTAATGATCATTCAAAATAGCCAACCATGCAAATTAGGACACCATACAATGAGTGAAGAAATGACTGATCTGGGCAACCACGTAACCGAGAAGTGTGTCAGGGAGCTCACGGAGGCCTTTATGCCCATCTTCATGAAGTACCATGGTGGGCACATTATGAAGGCCATGGCGCACCTCGTAGCAGCCAATATCGCATCGCAGGAAAACGTCGTGGAATCTTTCGACAACTATATCGCTATGGTCAAGAAGCAGACTGCTAACTGTGTCGATTTCTACTGCGTGAATGATCGTTCAAAATAGCCAACCATGCAAATTAGGACACCATACAATGAGTGGATTAGACGACAAGATCGAAGAGAGCAAATATTCACAGGGCACTCTTGATGAACTATTTGCCGAAGAAAAAAGTGCGTTTTGGGGTCGCGATTGCGTGGACTGCGGGGTCAAGCAAGGCCAGCCTCATAATGTTGGGTGTGATATCGCCCGTTGCCTAAAATGCGGCGGTCAGTGCCTATCGTGTGAATGCGATGGCGGCGATGAAGAACGTGATGGCGATATTTGGGATGGCATCTGGCCAGGCGTTGTTAGCTGCTACGAGCAGAAAGCAGTCCGTAACGACAAAGGGAAACTTACGCTTGATCTGAACAATGTCAGTCAGAAGACCGTCCTAGCTGAGCGTCTGAAAGTAAGACAATTGTGGGACATTGCCCATAGCGGTGGTGACGAAACAACCGAACGTCAGGACTTCATCAACTATGTCTGGAGCTTCTATGGCCCCGGAGAGATCTATGGGTATTTCTTCAACCATAAGCTCACCTACGAGGAAGTCGCAGCTGCTGCAAAGAAGCGGATGGAGGACTCGCAGAAGATGTACGGAGGGTTTGACGGAGACTCCGAGGATAGGGAGGCCGCGCGCGACATGATGCTCGCGGACAGTCCCCTCGGCGCAGAGGATCTCACATTTGAATGCCGCGGGTGCGCTAAGATTACCAGCAGAGTAGGGGGCTCACCTTTTGAGGAGTGCCCAGAATGCGCTATGGAAAGAATAGTAGCTAGGGCACCATACGATGAGTGTAAATTGCCATGATTGCTATTTAGGAGCCATACGTGGAACAATCGCATCAAACGATACCTGAGTTCAAGACTGATAAGCGTGACATCTTTGAGGCGCAGTTTGCCTCTCACACCATTCACGCTCAGTCCGTTACCGAGGATGGCAAGGTCGGTTCGTTTCTTATCAGCAAGCACTATGAGGATGGCTCATTCAGGTCGGATTATTCCTTTCGGGTAACATTTGCTCCAAGTTTTCTGGCCTTGTCGGGGGACATTGGGGAGCTTATCTTCCCCTTTCACGGAGTCAATTGGCTTATCAAATGCCTGCCTGGCAATGACAGACGTTATATCTTTGAAAAGCTATCCAGGGATATCTACGAGTCTGTTCGTTGCTTTGATATCCAGAGAGCAAAGGAATTTGTCACAGAACTGCAAAACGACAAAAGCGAATTGACAGAAGATAACGCCGAAGCTCTGGCTGATATCATGAGCTTTTTGAATGGCGTTGAAAGCCGTAGCGATACTTACGAGGATCATGATTGGCCCCATGTGAAGCAGGAGTTTTTTACAAAACTGTACGAGACTGGCCTTGTTGATAAAATGCCTGGATGCGGGGCAACATCGACTTCAGGTTTAGTCCGGCTGGCAGCACTGCGATGTTTTTGTAGGCTGTATCTAGCACAGTTATAAAAATTGAGGGAGAGAGTATGAGAAAGTTTATCGTCGACGAAGAGACCTTGGATTGTTGCAATAATGACAATCATATTATTCGCAAGCGAATGATTGCGGAGTGCAAGAAGACGGACATCCACGCGCTTCCCCGCGAGCTGATCTCGCATTTGGTCGATGAGTTTTTAAGGACAAAGACAAAGCTAGATGCCTTTGACGGCGTTCAGTGCTCGGTGACCCTTTCGAATCTGGCAAAGCTCGAAGGCTGCGATTTGCGCATCACAATCGGGCCTGCAGGAAGTTTAGCGAACGAGAGAGAAAATGAGGAAGAAAACGATGACGGAAAGTGATTTCACATACCCTGACGATCTTGAAGTCTTATCTTTGGGCCAGCCTAGCCAGCTTGCAGCAAAGGTTTTGGCACGAATAGCCGAGGATGGCGGTACCGTGGGTTGCTTATTTGAGATAGACCGCCACGGCATGCTACTCATTTACCACATGATGCCGGGGGTAACCCCTGCTGAGCAGGAGGCCCTGAGGTCAGGGCCCATCAAACTCTCCATAGGGGAGACCGACGGGCACATTCATCTGGTACTGCAGTGCGAACAGGGTGATTATGAGATGAGCTATGAGCCTGCGATCATCCCTGTGGCTAATCGTCCAGACCTGCGCCTTGACGAGCTGATCGCAGAGCCAAAGCTGCGGTTTATGGTGACCTACCATCTCTTCGATACCTTGAATCTGCACGCGAAAGCTCTAAGAGCGTTCACGCTGTCAAACCACATGAGCAAGGTTCTGGCAAGGCTCGTAGCAGAGCATAGCGCAAGCGGAGAGGTCATGGATCGGGATGAGCACGTGAAACGCGTGCTGGCATTTCAGAGTAAGTACACGATCAAAGATCTCGCGAAGCGTAGCTTAGCCTACACAAAATGGTCTGCCGACAAAGAGACAGGAGGAGTTAACGAATGAGCGATTACACACTTGAGAACGCGCATGAGAATGCTAAAAAGTGGCCAGACACTTTTCACCTGCCGGACAAAGAAGATATAGAATCTCTGGGGACAGGGGGCTATGTAAAGCTCTGCTTTCTGCCCACCGACGGGGCAATGGGCGAGAGGATGTGGGTGGAGGTAAAATTGCGATCGGGCGATACCTTCAGAGGCGCACTTGCAAATGACCCCGCGAACCTCACCCTAGGGAGGCTCGACGATCCCGTCGCGTTTAGAGAGGAGAATATCTTTGAAGCCGTGAGCCTGTCCGAGATGAAAGAACGGTTGCTCTGCAGGGCACTGGGTGCGCTCAAGGTTTAACAACGCACCCCTGGCTTAGGCTAGGGGTGTATTTAGCGGAGAAACTGTGCAAACAGATACCGAGGGAATGCCAGAATACGTGACAACCCATTACGCAAGTAGAGTGCTCGGGCGCTCGACCCCACAAGTCCGGCGGCTGATCGAGGTGGGGGCTCTGACGACTACGCTAGTCAGCAAGCATTTGGTTGAAGTCCGGCGCGGGCTGCCGCTCAAAGTAAAGGCCATTAAGTTGACAGATCTGATTATATACGAAAGGGCAAGTAACTGCTAAATCAAACCTGGATAAAAATTGATAATTCTATGCATTGTGCAGAGATTTTATAACACCCTTTGACATCCTTCAGTATACGTATTAAGAGTGCTTTGCCTCAAAGGCTTTGAGGTAAGGCGAAAGGTTTTCGCCTGTGAGTGATGGAATCTTAAGCCATGACAAGTCGAGTCATTTGACAGAACTTTATCGCGCCAGCGGGCATGTCTTATGCTGAACATCAACACTCCTGTTAGCGTGGCTTTGCCGCGAATCGACAGGCATCGGATGAGTTAGGACTGGCTTCCAGTCCGACCGCCCATCCAGGACTCCAGTTGCAGGCTCACAAGAGACATCAACGGAGAGCGAATTACCTAAACTACGTAGACCCAGGTTTGCATAGGCTTTTAGGAGCGGAACAGCGTGACCGAGAACGACAAGCTCAAGGTATGGACCATCTTTAAGAGCCCCGAAGACTATCCAGGCGAGTTTGTCGCAAGGTGCTTTATTGCAGAGGCTGCCGGGGTAGTGCCCACTACCGAGATAATTCGGGGGAAATCCCTCGAGCAGCTGCAGGAGCACTTCGCGCAATGGGGTCTCGTAAGAGTGCCGAGGGACCCCAATGACACGAGTAGCACCGTAGAAGTTTGGTTTTAGGAGGGACCGTGCAAGTACAGAACGAGATATCAAGAGAAACAATCACCCTCATGCCTACGCATTCATGCTTTGACGATATGCTGGAATACTTCTATACGCTCGCAGCGTACGGAGAGCAGGACACGCACAGACTTGTGCACGGCGTGATCCTCTACGAGGGGCGTGAAATGTCCCATGCGTGGGTATTAAAGAACGGCGTTGAGGTGCAGCAGACCTTTATGAAAGAGGGGCAGAAGGTGCTCGTGGGCATGCCTCTTAAGATGTTTGTGGTCACTGCTGCGCCCATAACAGAGACACGCTACACGTGGGAAGAGGCGAAGGAGCAGAACAGGGTGCATGGCACCTTTGGTCCCTGGGTAGAGCGGTACCTGAAATTATGTGGAGATCACAAGGAGATGGTGAATGAGCTATGACCTTGGCCATGGCCATTTAGGGAACGGACTCACGGTGTGGAATCGTGCGAAAGAAGAACATGGGGATTACCAGACGATTGCCCATATAGGGCCAGACAGGCATATTACCTGGCGAAGCAAGAACCTTCCGATTGAGGTTGTGGAGTACGTGTTGGATATCGCTGCAGGCACGAATTCGGCAGTCTCTGTGATGCAACCGTGGATGACAGTTTTTCATGACTGAGGGGCGAGGGCAAAATGACTTTACCATGTAACACGTGCAAAGCAGAATGTTGCCATAGCCCAGGGCTGACCCGGAGCGAGTACGACGCCATGAAAGAGAAGTACCCCGCAGTCCAGTTTGGTGAGCTTCATATCAGAGGGCAAAACCTTTACTGGATGGGGGAGCCGGCGCAAAGATGCCCGATGCTCTCTAAAAACAGGTGCACCATTTACGAGAACCGACCACAAGTCTGCCGGAATTTTGGCGAAATGCACGCCCTGCCCTGCCCCAAAGTGTCACGAGGCATGGCGGCCCCGCAGGGCTCGCCTTTCAGGAACCCTGACAAAAGAAGCGAGACATGAAACCGTTACCGAAGTTTAACGCCGACTTTAGAATCGGCACAAAAGTCCTGATAGGCGACACCTGGTGCAAGGTAACTGAGATCCACGAGAACAGGCAGTGGATCAAAGTGGATAAGATTTCGGGCAGTTTTCAACGAGCCCATGTGCTCCAATACAAAAGACTTTAGGAGGCTTTGTGAAAGTAGAATTGAACATAGACGCTGGAAATATCGGTGAGACTGTTATTGAGATGTTTCAGAACCTCACGACCGAGCAAAAGGAGGCCATCTCCCTCAAGGTTCTCCAAGACTGGCTCACCGAGCCGGACACGATCCATAGGCAGGCGCTGCACACGCAGGCGATAGCTCACGCAAAGGAGAGGTGTTACTACAGAGCTAGCACTGAGCAGGAGCTGGTGAAGTCAGACGAGTATGTGAGGTTTATGCGGGATAACGCAACTGCGAAAACCCGCATGATCCAGGAGATTACCAGCGCGACGATTGCCCACCAGGAGAAGGTTATCGAGCAGCATATTAAGACCGACCCTGGAATGAACCGCATCATGAGCGCGACTCTTGAAACCATCAAAGAGAACTTCCCTAAGATCGTGAACGATGCGATGATCGCATGGTTTTGCGGCAACATGTCGGCTATGGCTGGCGGCATCCAGCAGGCTATGTCGCAGTCCAAGAGCACGGCGAATGCTGTAGAGCAGATTCAAAACCGATTGCGCTAATGAGGTCAAAAATGAATCAAGTATTGGAATTGGATGAGTACATCGAGTCGCTGTCGGATCCAAAAGTGGTGCCGGCCCAGGATACCGTACCAGACGATACGGAGATCTCGTTTCGGGTGATGCCCCCTGGCGGCGATGAGGTGGTGGAACTTATTGGGATGAGAGCAAACGGTGATTTCTATTATAAGGGGAAGCTGATTGCCAACGACCTAGAGGTCTTCTATGCTTTCCGCGAATTTCTACTTGCCTCAGGGCATCTAAAAAGGCCAGCAGAGGCGAAGGAGACGGATAGTGGTGCGCTATAAGCTGACAGTTAAGAATGATCTCGCACGAGCGAAGCTCGCTGACCTGGAGAAGGAGAATAAGAAGGTGTTCGACTGGCTGCTAGACGGCAAGCCGAAATACTCAGAAGAGTTTGTCCCCGAGATCTCTGGTTATAAGGTTCTACTTCCCATAGGGGGCATGCTCAATGCCGACACGGTTTTCCTGGCTGCGACTTTGGTGACTGCTGAGGCGTTTGAGGAGCCGAGTCCCGGAAGGAGGCGAGGTAGTGTCATCGAGGAAATGTGGGCCTTCTGCACAGTGGACCCCAGCGACGGTTGCGAGGGTGTCCTGGGGGGCGTGCTCAATGGCATTTCTATGCCGCTGGTAGGTTCAGACAGAGCGCGCTTTCTCTCGCTCCTTCCCGTGGCTAAAGAGCTGGCAAAAGTCTCAGGAATCAAGGTCACAGTCAAGCATTTCACGCTCTGTCACTCACACTCGCTGGAGCAGGATCCGGGAGGGCTGTTTCATGACGAGACTTGAGGAGCTCAAGACCTTGGTAGGTGCGGCTCGGGCGAAGAAGATGACTAGCTTTCAATTTGTGGCGATGTATGACGGAGATGAGCCCCCTGCTAATCCTGACTAGACTTCAGGTACAAGCTCACTATATATCAACATCCTGTCCTACAAAAGGAGTTAGCATGACAAGTAAACTACTGCTACCGCTACTGTTCGCACTTTCCACACCCACATACGCAACGGTGTATGGTCACGGGTATGAGGAGGTCGCCCCCATCGATGCTGCTGAGCCAGAGCCAATGGTGGATATGGAGCTCTTCAACGGTATGGTGCATGAATTTAGGACCGACCCAGGATTTGCAGGGGCCATGATTGGCGTACGGCTGGGGGACCAGTTTCGGGTTGTGGATCGGCGAAGCGAAGCGGTCCCGAGCAATCCAAAGACCCCATCAGGTAATGGCACGACAATGAGTGAGCGGCTGATTTCGCAGGCGATTAGATCCTCGGGTGCGTCGGTTTCATTGCATATCTCCTACACCCGTGAAGGCGTCGACGAGAACGGGCGCCCTTATAAAGAGACGGTTATTATCGACGCTGGAGCAGCCTCAGGAGCTGCTGCGGCTGCCCAGGCTTCAATGAATGCAGCGACAAGTAAAGCCCACAAGTAGTCAGATTGCAGGCGCGTGAATAAGCAACGGTACGGCCGCCTCGGGGTTTCTCCGGGGCTGCCTCTTTTATTTGTGCTTGAAAATACCTACTGGGGCATTTACGGTGATGTAAATCACCGACAGGTAACAGCAGCGTGCGTATTTCGTGCCATCTATATGGTCTGTTATTTACCATCTCGTGCTGCCAGGAGCCTCCGAAAACAGGACCCCAGGGCATCTCCGAAGAGCTGGCCGAGGATTTGGCTGTGTTGGACGAACTCACTGAAATAGTGCTTGCAGACAGACTCCCTAAACAGAAAGACGATTGGAGCAGATATGGAAGAGAGCACCGATACCGAAACGTTGCCCATTGATGGGAAGTTGACTCCTGCTAATGCGATGGAGCTTGTCATGCAGCATGTGACAGATATCGACGGGATTTTCCGGGTGACGCAAACAAGGTTGGACGGGAAACTCTGGCAGCACCTTCTATACCCGCTCACCGTAATATCTTCGGTCTCGCAGGAGGGCGACGGGAAGCTGTGGCTTCATGTCTCCTTTGCTCACCAGAAGCGAATGCCAAACTACGAGGAAATCACCTCGGTCAAGGCGCGGTTTATCGGCAAAGATAAGTACGCGATGATGGTTTTCCCGCCAGAGGACAAATACGTGAACCTGCACCAGTACTGCCTCCACCTCTGGCATTGCCTGGACGGGCACCCGCTCCCCGAGTTTTCAGGGTACGACCTCAAGGGCAGGCGTACTATCTAGCAGCCACAGACCCCACCCAGGCCTCAAAAAACCATACTTAATGCCATACGGATATACGGCAGCAAGTAGATTATGCTATGATTTGGCATCTCGATTAATTACGGCTATTCTGGTCCGTAACATCCAAAAAAGGAGTGATGTAAAATGAGCACGCTTTCGCGTTTGCTGACGGTTTTGTCTCTGCTTTTGTTTCCTGCCTGCAATCTAGACGAAAAAGCTCAGGTCGAGCGCCCTGCTGATGCGCAGGGGACGCAGGCGATGCCGGCTCCTGAAGCCAAGGTCATTCAGGAAGCCCAGGAAGACGTATACGAAGTCAAACCTGAAGTCAAGGAAGACAAAGCTCAAAGCGAGCCTATTGTTCCGAGAGACAAAAAAACCGTCCATCGTAAACCCAAGAGAGTTGACAGTCCGACGGAAGAAGCCAAGCAGCAAGCAGCTTCTGTGGAAGCTCCGAAGGAAGAAGCCAAGCAGCAAGCAGCTTCTGTGGAAGCTCCGAAGGAAGAAGCGAAGCAGCAAGCAGCTTCTGTGGAAGCTCCGAAGGAAGAAGCCTCTGCGGAAGCTGACCCGGTGTTCAAGGGGCACACGATCAGCCTATTGATTGGCCACGACAGGCTCGGTACAAAAGATTTCGATCTGAGAGCGGTTCAAAAGGATGGGCTGCTTTTTGGAGCACAGTACGCTTACCATTGGAGTCAGGAGTGGTCGACGCTCGGTATGGTGACAAGCAAAGATTCCCTCATGGCTGGCGCTGGCTACAGTTTTGCGGAAGCGCACACGATCAGTCTTTTGATTGGCCACGGCAGACTCGGGACAAGAGATTTCGATCTGAAAGCGGCTCAAAAGGATGGGCTGCTTTTTGGAGCACAATATGCTTATAATTGGAGTCAGGAGTGGTCGATGCTCGGTATGGTGACAAGTGAAGATTCCATCATGGCTGGCGCTGGCTACAGTTTCGATCTATAGTCTGTTTACAGTTTTCTGTGGTCTTGCTTAATCATGAGCAGGACCATTATCATACTGGCTTCACTGCCGAGAAGCTGCGCGGCCGGAGATGGAGCGTACATGGAAAGGATTAGATACCTTGCACTGTGTTTACTCCTCGCTGGGTGCGGTGATAGCGCGTTTCAAGAAGAGAAGGGGAGCACGACGGCATCTCTGAAAATATCCGGCGCCGCCACGGATCTTGTGGCCGAGATTAATCGCGTGAGGGTCGCGCGCGGTCTGAGAAAAGTGACAGCAACGGCTGGACTTAACTGTGCCGCCCAACGGCACGCTAAAGACATCGGTCCGAGGCGAGTTTGTAGTCATACAGGATCGGATGGAAGTTCGCCGTGGGCTCGCGCTAGTCGCTGCGGGGCTAAAGCTGATGGTGAGATCATCGCGTGCGGTCATCGCACACCGGCTGCGGCTGTGCAGGGATGGACCAAGAGCCCTGGGCATGCGGCCATTATGTACAGCCCTAATCAGACCCTCGTCGGTGCGGCCATGGTCGATAACTTTTGGGTAGTAGAATTCTTATAAGTATCCAGTCAGATTGTGAGCGCGTGAATATGCAGTGGTAGGGCAGCCTTGGGGATTCTCCGAGGCTGCTTTTTTTTTACTTATCCCACACCTGAAGAAGTGGGTACTCTTGAGTGAGATGCTATAAAAAATGGGGGTAGCTTTCGTGGCTGAATTTATCGTAAGTTGCGGGCGAGAGTCCGACGAAGCCACTATCAAGGCCAGCACGCCCTACGCAGCAGCCCATCGGTACGCGGAGAAGTATCTGGCTGATGGGGTCTTGGACGATGATGAGTACCTAGTGACTGTCATCAGCAGGGAGACGGGGCTGCGCCTGCGCTATGTTATACGCGCAAGCGTCAAAATCCATTGGGGAGTAACAAAAGAAGACTCAATCGCGGGAAGGCGTTGCAGATGATTAGAGTGCTCTACCACGACAACTGTATCGATGGTTTCGGCGCGGCGCTAGCGGCCTATATGAAGTACGGTGCTAAGGCCACATATCGAGCGTGCCGTTACGATGAGGGCGCGCTACCGCTCGATGGGTGTCCCGACGGTGATGAGGTGTACGTTCTGGACTTTAGCTTCAAACGAGAGGTTATCCTGAGGGAACAGAAGCGCCTGAACCTCCGCATAATTGATCATCATAAGTCGGCTCAAGAGGATTTAGAGGGCCTGGACTGCTGTATCTTTAATATGGAAAAGTCGGGGGCTGTGCTGGCCTATGAGTTCTTCTTTCCAGGCTTGCCCGTGCCTTGGCTATTTCGTGTCATCCAGGACAGAGATCTCTGGCAATGGAAGCTGCCGGGCACCGAAGAGATTACAGCGGCGCTCTACGAGGATGACCGATCCTTTGAACTCTGGGGGATGTCTCTTCATAACACCAACGTCCTGGAGATCAAAGGGGCCAGCCTTGTCCGGAAAATGAAGAACGATGTCCAGCGCATTGTAGAAACCTCTGGCTGGATATTCATCAAAGGTAAAGAAGTGCCTGCGGCGAACAGCGCCTTTTATTCGTCCGAGGTGGGGATGGCTCTTTGTGTCAAATACCCTGACAGGCCATACTCAGTGACATTCTCTGATCGGAGCCCTGCCGATGGCGTTTGGTTACGAATCTACTCCTTGAGATCCATCGGTGAGTTCGATGTCTCGGCTGTGGCAAAGCAGTTTGGTGGTGGTGGACACAAGAACGCAGCGGGTTTTTCCGTAACGGTTTCAATGGCGGACTTATGACATCGAGCGAGTTGGCAGAAGATATCGTCGTGGTGGTCCTAGGGGTTGTAAGACTGCTCGTAGATAAGCCCGAAGCCATCGTGATTACCCATATAGAAGCCTCAGGCACTATCCTGATTTCGATAAACGTTGCTGGCGAGGATTGTGGAAAGATCATAGGCTCAGGCGGACGCAACGTAGACTCTCTCCGTATCCTCGTGCACGCGATGGCGGCCAAACACAAAATGAAATGCCACATAGAGGCGGTATCGTGAAATAGGGCTCGCCGAAGCGAGCCCCGGAAAAACTGTTTCCCTACGGAGTCTTTCCCCTGTGCATAGCAGAGATCCATTATAGCATATTGAGACGTGTGCGTGCTTAAAGATGGGTGCCGGGCGGGCCACGGTATTTTTGGGAGCCCCTCAGAAAACTTTACAACTTGACGGGCTCTCTTAGCGCACTGTGCCAGTCGGACAGTGGCGTAGACCCCTTTGTGACATGCTTAATCCTCTGCTCAAGCCTCGGGTCATGCGCCGGCGGAGGGACCGACTTGGACGCCTGGGTCTGCACCCTCTCACCCTTCTGGGTAAGGGAGGGCTTGCCGGAAGAGTAGTCTAGGGTTGCGGCGTTGGCCTCGTGCGCAGCCCTTTGCTCTGCCCTTGCCGTACCCATTGCCTTATAGTCAAGGGCCGCCGGAGCGACCTTAGGGGCGATCTTAGGAGCAGCTTTCATTGCACCATAGTCGAGGACCTTCTCGACGGCCTTGCCCGTAGCCGGGGCCTTGGTGGCTTCGCGCAGTCCTCTGAACACCCCATAAAGGGCGGCCTGCTTTTCAAAGCCCAACCAGAAATCTCGCATAGGGCGCTCCTTTGTCCAAATGTAAAAGAAGAATAGCTTATTTCTTGTTCCGGCCCCAGGGCAGAGCCGGCCTCCGGGCCTCTGGTCTCCGCTACGGCCCTCCACACATCGTCGAACTGCAGCATCCCAACTCTTGCATAAAGTTCAGTTGCTTGAATTAGAACGGCCATCTGCCCCTCGGAGAGGGTTAGGTTGAACGGTTGCGCGGGCACGCCCAGCCCGTAGGTTCTGGGTCTCTTTTGCTTTGGCTGAGGGGGTGTCTCGGATTCCATCGACAAAGATCCTCATAGCTTCGACAGTGGATAGCAGCTCGTCTTTTGGCCGCTCAAATTTAAGGTGCGGCTTTAGGTGGTCGTAGCCAAGCATCCGGAGCTTTTGCCAGATGACCAGCGGCGGACAGTCACATTTTAAGATGAACTCGCGCAGAACGTTCTTGTTTTTCTGGTCGATGATCTTGGCTTTTAGGAGGTCTTCAAGGGACTCCAGAAACATCTCGCGATCGGTTGTGGTCTCTTTATGCAGCTCGGCAGCAGCTAAAATTTCAGCCCCCGAAGGGAACGCCCGACCGATCTGGTCGGGCGGAACGTTGGCAAGGTTCCTAAAGAACTGCATGCCGGCGGTCCCGTAGAGGGCAATCGTCCCAGAAAGAAAAGAGACGTTGAATTGATGGCTGCCTGACACAACAAACGAGGTCTCGTTGACTTGTTCGATAGCTAGTCTTTTGTGCATAGGCTCTCCTCTCAATGCGTTGTTAACGGCCGCGCCGCGTGCCTGCGGACCAGCGTGCGAAGGTGCTCGAGCTTAGTATGCTTCTCAGCAACCTTCTCAAGCTCCCCAAGGATCATTGCAGGGGTCAGCGTCGCCTTTAAAAGCTCTTGCTGGTGAAGATACCCGAGCAAGTCGGCGAATGCCCGCTGATAGTAGACTGCATTATGAACAGAATCGTAATCGTATCTTCCTGAGTCGGTGCTAAGATCAAATTCCAAGCTGGCTTTAGCCATGCTCTCTCCTTAAGTGTGTTTGGGGTCAGCGTCTGTTTGCCCATCGGGAGCGCTCATATGAGCGAACTCTTTGTCCATCTCTTCTTTCAGAATCCGATAGTAATGGGCTAGTTTGGTTTCGTTTTGCTCACCTTCGACAATAGCCTTTAGGTCATTGATGCGCTGCCAATCAGGTGAGTCTTTAATGTAGAGTCGTTGGAGGGCATCGAGTCCTCTGAAGATTGGGGGTTTAAAGTCCATGCGCCACCTGCGATCTCCATGCTAAGTTCACGTTCTGTAACCGCGCGCCACTTGCGCCGCCTGATCTGCCACTCAATAGCTTCGCTGCCTCGGCTGCTCTTCTTAAACGGCCAGTCCTTAAGGCGGTGGAGCCCAGGAATAACACCGCGCTTGTCCAGCCCGAGAAAATGGTCCTCACAAGGATAACCCTTGTTACTGTTCCACTTGTAGTACGGGTAGGACTGATGCAGCTTGATCATAATATCGTCACGGTAGACCTTGGCGATAATACCGGCCGCTGCAATGCAAAGACTTTTGGTGCCACCCTCCGCAATACCTTTTTGCGGGATTGCGAGCGGGGCAATGACACCTTTTCCTGCGTCCACCATGAGAAAATCCGGCCTTAGCGGCCTGTTCTTGATGGTTGTCCTGCATGCAACAACAGCTCGTGCCATCGCAAGTCTGATGGCTGAGGCTTTACCTATGGCATCAAGCTCAGCAGGCTGAACCTCGCCGATGCCAATAGCCAAAGCATTCTGCCAGATGATTTCTGCCAGTTGCTTTCGGAAGTTTTCTGGCACCTTCTTTGAGTCGTCGACCTCAAAGAGTTTCACGTCGGGGCGCTGCAGTTCGAACTTCGGGAGTACAACGCAGGCAGCCACGAGCGGCCCGGCGATGTCCACAACCCCGACTTCATCAAGACCTCCGATGTAGCGGCCTTTCCCGTAGTACATGCAATCAAAGCTGTTGTCCATAAGACCTCAGGTTAGTAAGGCGTAGGCATTACCATGGCGCAGGCGTCCCAGGATTTCTTACCAAAGAAAAATATCGGGTTGATCTGACCAGGCCTATTCTCGCAAGCGATATACACCTGATCGTAGCGCATGGCGTCGGTAAGGGCTAGTTGAAGGTAACTAGACTTTACAAGTACCGGCCCATCGTAGACCGCGGTGATAGGGAGCCTTACCATCATTCCCTGCGTGCTCGATGGGATTTGAAAGAAGGCGGCTGGGTTGTTCTTCGCGCAGAACGCCTTGTCGTCAATCGCTATAACGCTATGCTGGTACCCTCCGTATTCCCCGTCCCGCACTGCCTGCACGTAGTTTCTAAGTTCTGCAATAGACTGCCTTGGAATTGCCTCAGAGACGGTAAGCCCTGCAAAAGCAGGCATCATAGCGTCTGGGTCGAGGTAGTGTTCCCAGTCCAGGGGTCTGCTCCGTACCAGCTCGTTAAACGGGGTCAGCTTATAAAACCCGTCAGGGATGTCTAGGGGGGTGCGGATCAGGAGCGAGCCCGTGACACTCACGTTAGCTACCTGGTCCTTTACGCGAATGAGTACGGAATTGCGGCTTAGCCTTCTACTCTGTTCGGCGAGGATCACCTTCCAGTTTTCAATGAGGTAAGGCGCGTCGTTCAGAGGGTAGGTCTCGGGGCCAGTTTGGGGATAAGTCGTTGGGTTAGTCAGGGCCAGTGTGTTTTCCAAGTGTCTGTCTCCGCAGAGTTATTAAATCATGAGGCATTCGCGCCTCTTCGTTTGCGTTTGAAGGTGGCACGAACTTCATTAAGCCGCTGAACCGATACGTGGTTCCAGCGGCCCGTTTCAGTTGTCATGTAACCACGCAGCGCAGTTACAGAATGGATCCAGGGCTCAAATTCGCCAGCTGGCAGGCAGAACAGGTGAAAACCAAGACCGCGGCTGTCCTTACGCACAAATGTGTGCGGGTGGAATTGCGGCTTTACCGTAAGTTTATTTCTCTCAGCCGTGTAGCTCAAACCGAGGAAATCGCAGACAGGGCGGACGGAGATCCAAAACTTACCGTCCAAGGTTCTAAATGTTCCATAAGCAGCTGGCGCAGTTGTCACAAGCATCCCCCATGTTTAGCAAGGTAGCAGATAATCAGGTGACCGGACCCCGAGAATACGCTCACGCCGAAGGCGTGGCCCATTGTCATAGGCCTAGATCTTTGAGATACGATTGCTGATGCTAGGGATAATGAGTACCAGAAGACCGTGTGCAGAATCCAGACGAGAATTACTTCCAATAGCGTAGCCTCCTTTCCAACGCCCTTATACCTTGTCTAGTGCGGTTTTTCTTCTGGTTCAAAAGACCGGAATGCGGCATTGAATCGCCCAATAAAATCTGGGTCATCACATAGATCGAGATTGTCGAGGACTGGGTCCTCCATAGTAGCTTCCGGGTATTCCTGCTTAATCCATTTGGAGAAGCTGCCGGCGGTGCCGACAATGTCCACTATAAGTTCATTGGTAGAGTTGCCATTGCCTCCATACCGATACAGCATGCCCAGGGGCTCCCAGTATGTGGATGCGAGGTAGACGGCGGTATCGAGCAGGCACTCGTACCACATTTCGAAAAGGGCCTCCTCGCCTTCGGTATGGATCGGCAGGGCTTCTGCTGCAGGGTCAACGATGTGCGCTTTCAGCTGTTCTAGAGTCTGGATCATGCAGTATTCCTTATATGGGTTAGCTCATTGTGAGCTGGTATCTATCTTTTTCTTGTTCGCCTGACGGTAGGCTTTCTGGTAGGCAACCATTTTCTCTCGGTTCGCCTGACGGTAGGCTTTCTTTTCGGCAGCTATCTTTTCCTTGTTCGCCTCGTTGTAGGCTTTCTTTTCGGCAGCTATCCTCTCCTTGTTCGCCTCGTTGTAGGCTCTGTTCGCAGCGGCTATCTTTTCCTTGTTCGTTTCACGGTAGGCTTTACGCTGGGTAGCTCTCTTTTCCTTGTTCGCCTCGCCCCAGGCTTTCATGTAGGCTGCTATCTCTACCTTGTCCGCCTCGCTGTAGGTTCTACGCTGGGCAGGTCTCTTCCTCTTAACTGCGCTCTCTTTTTCTGCATTCACGTAAATTCCTCCATCTAGTAGCCTTATACCTAAAAGCGAGTGGACCTTGCAGGCCGGCCCGAGCACAAACCTTCTCCGTCACAGGAACCCCCTATTGATTCTCTGTGCGAGCTCACTGCTCCTTACTGCATCCCGATCCTGGCGCCGCAGCGTTCTGCACAAGTGCCACATGTACAGGCGCACCTTCCACCCCAGTTTTACGCCCAGCAAGCGCTCAATCGGATTTAGCTCTATGTGTAGCCGAACGCGGAGCAGTTCTACGAGGGAGGGGTCGGCTGTTCTCCGGAACTCCCTGTCACCGATGTTGTCGATATGCACCTGCTCATAGTAAAGCACGTCAATGCCCCCATTGCGACAAGGCTGCGCTTCGCTCTGAAGCAGCATACCGAGGCCGGGCAGCAGAATGGTTTGGCTGTGATTCGCGCTTCCGTCGTTCATTATTAGTCGAAGCCTCGGCTTGTGATTATCCATTTCGCCCTTTCAAAGTAGCTAGTTTGTTCTCCGTACGCAGCCCCATAAACTTTCCTACTTTGTCCAGCAAGGGCCAACATGGCCATCAACTTCCATAGGGACGCTTTTGAGAAGGCTCTCCGCTGCCTCAATCATGATCTTCTGCTTGAGCGGGTGGAACTCGGCGCTATCGTCCTTGTGCGTGCGGGTCACGATCTCGTCGTAGACTTGGTTCATGAACTTAGTGCGAAAGCCCCTTTGTTTTCTGAGCTTGCGGATGCCGTGCATCGCCATTTTAGTCATGTCTGCGTTAACAGACTGGATCAAATAGTTGCCGCCCTCCCGCTCGATGCCGCTCACGATACCCAGGTAAAGCGGGTCCTCGCGGCCTTTTGGAAACTGCTCTTTGTTGTGAGGGTCCGGCAAACGCCAGTATCGGCGACGGCCTGAAAGGTTTGCCAGCCAGCCCTGCCGCTTGGCGAGCGCCCCCATCGCCCGCAGATAGCCTACCCCAGTGGCGAACTCACTATTGTACTTCTTAAAGATCTTCTTGCCCTCGGCCAGCTCCATCGGAAACCCCTGCCCGTTGAGCTGTTCGACCAAAGTATAGGCGCCCATGCCATAGGCAATTCCAAAGTTGATGGCCTTGGCAGGTGTCCTCAAATGCGCATTCTCGTTCTTCTTCGTCACAGGAACATTGTACACTGAGGAGGCCACGTAGCAGTGGATGTCGACACCTTGCCGGAAGGCTTCACAGAGTTTTGGATCTTGAGACAGTTCGGCCCATATGCGGAGCTCGCAGCCGGAGAAATCATCGGTTTCCACCAGCTCATTGCTATCGCCCCGAAAGCAGTTTCGCATGCGCTTATCACGCGGGATGTTCAGCATGTTGACCGCACCCTTGCCAGCCGCTGCCGGGCGTCCGGTTTCGGTGCCTATCTGCCTAAAGCGAGGGTGGATGCGGCCCGTTCCAAGGTCCACAGCGTCAATGAAGGTCTGGCCGTAAGTACTGATACGCTTATGAAGCCCGCGCAGCTTTTTAAGCTGACCCACAAAGGGGCTGCCTACTATCTTCTTAAGAACCTTTGCGCCTGTGCTCGATATCAAGACGTCCTCCCAGCGGCCGGATCCCTTATTTTGTTGCCGCGCACGAAGACCCATATCCTGCAGGAGTTTTAGAACTTCCTTATCTGAGTGATAGTTGATATCGGGCTCGTGAAAGAGAGTCTCGCCAACGTATGGGGCTGCGAGCAGATTCATATCTTCCTCTAGTAACCGCGCGCTTTCTTTGTTTTCAAGCAGGATCTGCCGCCAGCCGTCGATATCAAGGCACTGCCCTTCCAGCTCCATCTCACAAAAGGCGGGCATGGCGTTGCACTCGATAAGCCAAACGTGTTGAAGCGTTTCCCGCTCCAGAGCCCGCGCTTGCTCCCAGGCGAGAGGTAAGAGGTACTCAACATCCCTGGCTGCGTAGGCAATCATGTCTTCGGTGTAGTCCCCATGAATCATTCCTTTCCCGAACACCCCCCTAACGTCTTTAGAAACCTCCACGTTCAGGTAGCTAAAGAGCACATCAGATAGGCTGAAGCCGGAGAATTTTTTGCCGTTAAAAAGTAGCTTCTCTGCAAAGAAAGTATCGCGAACACACTCCATCTCAATGTTGAAATTGGCCTTGATCATCTTCCAGTCAAAACCCGCGTTATGCACTATTTTCTTGTGGAAGTCTGATTCTAGAAAGGGCCTAATTGGTTCAATAGATGCTTTCCTCGTATCAATTACATACTGCTCATTTTGGGTTCCTATTTGCACCATAAGTACTTTGGAGCGGAGAGGGTCGAGGCCTGTGGTTTCGGTGTCAAAGCCCCAGCACGGCTTCTCCATTAGCCGTGGCAGCAGCTCTGATACTTCTTGGGTCGTTGAAAGCAGCGTAGCATTCATACATCGTCCAGCGTAATTAGGGTAATATCTTTCAGTACCCTTATACCGTAAAATCTAACAGAGGAACTTTTCATGAGCTTTCGCATCTTGGGTAAAACAGCAACTCTAGCACTTCTTCTGCCCTACCCCCCTTTGCTGGCCGGATACATATGGACCTGTGAAGCTGGCGGCTTTACGCGGAAGATCGTTGTGGAGTCATCATATGCCGCAAGGCTGCCATGTAAGATCGTGTATAAGAAGCCGACGGAAAAAGAGCCTGACGTAGTTCTCAGCGACGCAACCCGTGACCCTGAACTATGCGCGGATAAAGCAGAGGCGATTGCTTTAGAACTGCGGAGGAAACACTGGTCTTGCCGCCTCGATTGATAAAAATTGGTTATGGTTAGTCCGTAGCTAAAATTACGATCGGGGAAACCCCGATTGGCAATGCTGTTCGTGCGGGTTGCTCAACGAGATCTAGTCTCAAGCATCCTGCCGGTTCAGACTTTTCACCTAAGCGCATGCGCCTCACGTGGAAAGTCTGATTGATCTGAAGCTACATCATGTCTCTTCAAATAACTTATACCAGCTAATTGGCTACTTTTCTAAATGGGCATCTCGCAGTGCCCTGGCCGCTGCGAGCTCCTCTTGTAGGAGCGTAGCGTCTTCCTTGTAAAGCCACGAAGTCCATGGGTGCCTCCTTCTTAAAGGCTGCGATACATTTCGAGGTAGTGGTTGACTAGGGTTTCGGGTTTCCAGTAGGTCTCCATCCATAGGCGGGAGCGTTCCCCGTATACCTGCCACATCTTTGCGCGAACCAAATCGCCGACGTTTCTTTTAAGGCTGCCTGCGCTGCCGTCAAGCCACGGAAGATCCGTAGCCCCCGTCAGCTCTTTGATTCCAGCGCGGACCCTCTCACTGATGTCAGCAAAGCAAGGGACACCGAGAGCCAGATACTCAAGGGAGCTAAGGCCGCAGCTGCCGTCAAAGATTTCATCAACACCGATATCAGAGTGCCGTTTGAGGGCCAAGACCTCCTTGTGGGGGCGTTTGACTATGAGCTGGTAGTTGATCTCCCCTGCATCCCGCAGTGCGGTCAGCATAGGGTTTACGACCGTGAAGCTCTCCCCTTCCCACCCCCTTGCGGCCCAGTTGCTCGGCGCATGGGAGATGGTCGGCTGGGACCTTAGGCATTGCCGCAGAGGGAGGTAGGCCGCATCTGTGATATCAAGCACTCCCGGCACGACGAAGTCAGCCTCCGGCCAGCCCTCTATATTGAGGTGCGCAGTCATAGCGACAGGTACTTTAGTAGCGAAGGCCGAGGTGAGGTCATCGATCCACGAACGGGGGCTGTGGACCTGGATAACAGAGACCTTTTTGGGCGGCGCTATTCCCAGGTGCCGCAGCACCTTCAGCTTCTTCCAGCCATCATGGTAGTGAATTACGTCGGCCCACTCGTGCAGCCAGTAGGCCAGCTCATCTTCGGGCATGGTTTCGGCCACGAGGTCCGTATCGAAAGTACGGAATCCCGATGTGGGTGCCCAGACGAGGTGGCGCGAGCCCACATCCCCTCCGAACTTCTGGAGGAGCCTGGAGATCTGAAGGGGGTTGCCCGATAGGGTTGTGTCACTTAGATGAAGTATCCTCACAGGTCCTCCCCAACGTGGATCACTCTTAGCCCGATCAGTTCGGCAATACCGTAGGCCTGGCCCAGGCAGTTATGGGTTCTTGTCATCAGAGCCCCGGCGCTGAACCCGCCCCCAGACGAGAGGCGGTCGTATGGGGGCAATACTTGGTACTGATTCTCGTGGAGCGCATCCTCCACGGTCACGGTCTTACCACATTGCTTGCACCGGTAGATGTAGTTCGCCCGCTTAACCTTCATACAGCATGTCCAAGAGCTTTGGCTGATAACGGATCCAGCACTCGTGGATCTTTGCAGCCTCGAAGGTTATAGGGGTATTGTTGGGTGCCTGAAAGCAAATATAGCCGGCGCCCTCCAGACTCACCAAGCCCTTAGCGGTAAGTTTCCTGGGAATACCGCACTGCTCAAAGCCCCAGAGGATATCCTCAATAATCCCTTCTTTCACTTCGCCCGACTTCTCGAAGCAATCGAAGAGGGCCCGCAGTGTGATTTGCGCCTCGTTTGACAATAGCGATGGGATGCTCTCGGCCAGTTTAAAGAACGGCCTCATAAGGCGGAGAGTTTGCTTCAACTGCATGCCGGCCGGCACTTCCACGTCCAATCGCTGTGTTCTTTGCAGCGGACGTTTATTTTTGG